ATATGGATATAGCGATGGCGACAAGAAAAAATTATTAAAAGGAATCAAATGAGCAACGTACATACACAATCACATTACAGAGGTAAAGACAGCCTTTATAAATTTGCTGAAGAGTGGGCATTAAACGCGTATGAATTTGATATCATTAAACGTGTTGTAAGATGTCGACATAAAGGTTCCTTTACGGAAGATTTAACAAAGACTCAAGACTTAATTGACATTTATCTACAAGAGCAACAACATAAATATATTAAGGTAACACCAGATTACCTAGATCTAGATGACCCCTTTATTTCTACAGATGTAATGCCGTTATAGGTTTGAATATGCAATAAAATTTTATATATTATATAAAAAAGTTATGGCAAATCATGTTTATACTCAATTAGACATTGAATTTATAAATCAGCAAGATACAGCAAAATTTTCGGAATGGATTGGACATACTCCGACTATTGAAAATACAACGTTTGGTGCACACATTGAAGCATGTTGCAATATCATGTTAGATAATTTATATCCAGACAAACAAGATACCAATGCATACTACATTGAAAATTTAGGTGCTAAATGGATTTATTTTGATGATGTAGATCAGTCTGAAACTACTATGCATATTTCATGGACAACTGCATGGGACTTCCCGGATAAACTATTTTGGAAGTTATCTGATTTTCTTCGTATTGAATACCCAGGTGCAAAAATACAAGGAACATTTGAAGATGAAGGATTTGGCTTTGTGGGTGCATGTGCATCAAATCAACAATCACGCAATATTGAATATTTTAATCCGGATGAAGAATTTTTCGAAGGTTCTGAATATAAAGATGAGGATGATTGTTTTACTGATGAATTCTATAATGATATAATTAGCAAAAAACAAGAATTGTTAGATACATGCATTAACGATATTATTCCAACCATATGAAATCCGGAAATTATTTAGCTCCTATATATCGTTTATCAATACGCGATGCAGCAACCGTACCTAGAAAGATATCATATTCTCAATGGTCCATGTATGAACGATGTCCCCTATCCTGGAAGTTGGCATACATTGATGGACTAGCCCCATTCCAAGCATCAATTGATACATGTTTTGGAACTGCCTTTCACGAAACATTTCAACACTTTCTAACGGTATTGTATACAGATTCAGTTAAGAAAGCAGAAAACATAAATTTTCAAGAAGTATTGACAAATAAACTTCGCGAAGAATATGCTCGATGTGTTGCAGAATCAGGAGGAGTTCATTTTTCAACTGCCTTGCAAATGGCAGAATATTTAGAAGATGGCGTTGCCATTTTTGATTGGTTTGCAAAAAGACGGTCACAATATTTTTCTAGCAAAAATTATGAATTAGTAGCAATTGAAATGGAACTATGTACTCCAGCATCAAAAGCAAATCCATCTGTATTTTGGTATGGGTTTATTGATGTTGTTATTAGACACGTTCCTACCGGCAACATTGAAATATATGATATAAAAACATCCCGACAAGGTTGGAACAAATATCAAAAAGCAGACAATTTAAAAGCAGCACAGCTAATTGCATATAAAAATTACTTTGCACAACAATTTGGTACGCCTATAGAAAAAATTGATGTTGAATTCTTTATTGTGAAACGAAAAATGATTGAAGAATCAATGTTTCCACAAAAGCGAGTGCAAAACTTTAAACCTGCATCAGGAACAGTAACACAACGCAAAGTACAAAAACAAATTGATGCATTTGTTGAATCATGTTTTGATTTAGACGGAAATCGCAATGCCGAAAAAAAATATATGGCAATATCAGGTAAAGGCGATAAAAATTGCAAGTATTGTGTATTCAAAACAGATTATGAAAATTGTCCTAAAGATGCTAGGATTCGTGAATAAAATTCATTATAATAATATATGTACAAGCACCAACATGTTTATGTTTATCAATTTGAAATGAATAATCATAGTACCTGGCCAGGCAAACATACATGCAACATGAATTATGTATTATGCACAAACATAACTGATCCGAATCACAAAGAAAATAAAACATTGTTGGAACATATGTTACGTACAATTTATGGGTTTATGCCAAAGTATGTTAAATTTTTATATGAAAAAAAATGACACAAATTGCAATAATTGGAAATACAGATTGGCAAAACAAACGCAAAGTACAACAAACACTTCAGGAATTAAAAAAACGATTTAAAGACGATTTAATAGTTGTTGGCGCCGGAGGCACAGAAGGAGCAAATAGTATGGTTAGAAAATATTCATTAGAGTTTGGAATACAATACAAAGAATACAATCCATCATTTTCAGGACGCAACATGTATTCAGCAATGCCTGAATCATATTACGGAAAGCCATATCATTTTTCTCAGTTGCATCATCGCATGAAACTTATTGCAGAACAATGTGATCACATGTTGATACTAACAAATGAAGATACATTAGATCCAGTATTAAAAACAGCATTCAACAACATAAATAAACTAAAAAAACCGGTTGTTATATTAGGTTGATATATTTATATAAAAGTTATAATAAAAAAAGGAATAGTTACAAATGGAATTACCAAAATTACAAAAGTTCGATCCGAACAAGCCCAAAAAAAAGAAAATTTTATTATTAGGCGATGATTTTCGTTTACCATCCGGTATTGGTACAATCTGCCGAGAAATAATTTTAAACACAGTTCATCATTATGATTGGGTACAATTAGGAGCAGCATTACATCATCCAGAAGCTGGACAAGCATTTGATTTGTCACACGAGATTGCCAAAGAAACAGGAGTTGAAGATGCATCGGTTAAACTTATCCCATGGAACGGTTATGGCGATAGAAATATTTTATTTTCCATAATAAATCATGAGCAACCAGATGCAATCTTTCATTTTACCGATCCTAGATATTGGACTTGGCTATATGCATTAGAACATGAACTTAAAACTACATTCAATCTACCATTAATTTATTATTCAATTTGGGATGATTTACCGTATCCAATGTGGAACGCCCCATATTATGCATCATGCGATTTAATAATGGGAATAAGCAAACAATCAGATAATATTCATAGAGAAGTGCTTAAACAATCCGGATACAGAGTTATAAACTATGATCAAACGCCACCTACCGACAATATTAAATGGGACGACGTAATTACCGCATTTGTTCCTCATGGATTAAATCATAACGTGTTTAAACCATTATTAGATACCGATCCGGTATACAAAAAAATGTTTGAACAAATTAAAACTGCAAACAATGTAGACTTTGTTGTATTTTGGAATAACCGAAATATACGAAGAAAACAACCGGGAGATTTAATACTAGCATTTAAAACATTTGTAGATCAATTACCTGAAGAAAAACGTAGTCGAGTTGCATTATTAATGCATACAACTGCTGTTGATAATGATGGAACAGATCTTAGAGCTATACATAAAACACTTTGCCCAACATATAAAGTTATTTTTTCTGAACAAAAACTAAACACTATAGACCTTAATGCAATGTATAATGTTGTAGACGTAGTAGCCAATATTGGTAGCAACGAAGGTTGGGGACTTAGTTCAACCGAAGCAATATTGTCTGGAACTCCAATCATTAACAATGTTACCGGTGGCCTACAAGACCAATGTGGGTTTGTTGATGAAAATGACGAATGGATAAAATTTGATACTGAATTTTCAACAAATCATACCGGCAGATATAAAAATCATGGTATATGGGCTAAACCAGTATTCCCTAGCAATAGATCATTACAAGGTTCACCACAAACTCCATATATCTTTGATGACCGAGTAAAATTTGAGGATGTAGCAGAAGCAATCATGTATTGGTATAACACTCCAGAGACACTTCGTAACGAAATGGGAGTTGCTGGTCGAGAATGGTGTTTGAAAAATGGTTTGACATCTCAACAAATGGGACAAACAATGATTGAAATTATTGATTGTTTATTTTCAGTTAAACGAGAGGCTAGACCAATGTTTACTGTAACTAAACATGAACCAAAAACATATAAACAAACAGGAATAGTATCAAAATGAGAAAAGTAGTTATAGCATCACCAGTAGCAACCCAAAGCGGGTACGGCCATCACGCTCGAGAAATTATTACAAATATTATTGAACAACGAGGATCTGAATGGGACGTAAAATTAATATCACTGCCATGGGGCAACACTCCAATGAC